GGAATATCCAAATTAGCTGCAACATCTGAATTAGCTTCTAACCAATGAAAGATCTTTTCTCTCAATTCATTTGAATATGGCAATGCTCCTGTTGCAATCTGATAACCACCAGAGTCGCCAAATACTAATACATCTTTTTCTAATCCGAGCTGATCACGGAAGTCCATTTTCTTGTAATGATGACCTGCAGTAATCAAAAAGTATGGATGTCTCCACTCTGCTGGGTATCTTGAGTCATAAAATTTAACGGGAGTACCATCTGAAAATTTATAATCCTTTTTGAATGCAGATACCATAGAACCTGCTGATAATGAAGGATAATATATAAACCTTTTATCTTGCATTTATTTCCTTTAATTTATTAAGTAATTTTGTTGCTGAAAAGAAGTGTTCGTGCAATAAGTTTGCTTGATCATTTACTTCTTTAGTTAAATCATGTTTTTCAAAGTTCAATATTTTATTAACAACCGCATCAATTGTTCCGTTTGTTTTGAATCCATCATAATACATTTCAATATATGAAAGTCTGTCTGGAATAATCGGTATAGCTCCTGCACAAGCAGCTTCATACATTGATATTCCTAATGTTTCTTGTTCTGCAAACGATACTGCAAATCGAGCCGTACCTAATAACTTATGATACTGCTCTTTTGTAAGATTTTCTTGCATTGGAATTCTGAACTCATAATGAGATAATTCAGATCGTCTTGAAAGCTTTTCAAATAAATCTACTCGCTTTTCTGGAGCAATTCTATGTGGAAATACAATAATATTTTTTCGTTCTGTTTGCTTAGCTTGATCCAACAAATCTCTTGTATAAGTCATTGGCCAGCCGGTGTGATGTAACTTCACTTCCGGAAATACACGATGTATTTGTATTTTATGTGAGTCAGTAGCTACCCAATTATAATCAAATGCTTCAAAGAATGAAGCTTCTGCATTACGTATCCATTTCTCATCTCCAATCAATCTACCTAAAAAGTCATTTGGATCATATGAACCAGCGTGCCATAAACCGTGCAGTGTAATATTTTTACCTAATAGTTTAGACATATACTTGATGTTGATAACACCAGGATGCCATGCATCAGTAAATACAAACTGGTCACCATCTTGAATTTTGTCTTTAACAAATAACTCAGCAATTCGATGTACTTGAGTAGCTTTGTACATATTAGTACCGCCAAAGTTTAAGAATGCACCTGGAGTAGTCATTTCTGGAATTTCTTGATCTCCTTCAATAACAGTTACCTCAAGTCCGTTTTCTTCAAGCCATTGAGGCACAAACCACTTCCACTCTGATGTATATCGGGTTGGAATACTTTCTAAGTCTATAATATAAATCATCTTTCTACAATCGCTCCATTTTCATTATCTTCAGATACTTCCACTCGGTAAATGTTTTCATTATGTTTTAGAATCCATTCGCCAATATCCTCACAACTCATTCTACCAAATTCACATCCATGAAACCCGTATGAATTCATATTACCAAATTCAGTCTGAATCTGTGTTTCTAATCTTCGTTTCATTCGAATAAATTCTTCATCTCTATCCGTATGTGTTACCGTTGCATAACATTTGAAATGAAACATATGTCTATGTCTGTCAGACAAAAATCCTACTTCTGGAAATACATCTTTAGCTTCTGGCCAGCAATGGAATCCTTCTATTGCAAATGTTACAAATACTGAATATTTCATATTTCTTCGTCAAATTTATATGAAGATGGTGTAATTTCCATCATGTTTAACTTAGTTACTTGATGCACACGATACCATCCAGCATCAATACTTAAAGTATCGGTATCTTTTAGCACCCGTAATGCCTTATCGTGAATTCGATAGATAATGTGGCATCTATTAATAAGATCGGGAGGAATGCGTTCTAAGGTGTCTTGCATGGCTTCAATTGTTACCGCCATATTTGTCTGATCTAGAATATCTCTAATTACTTGAATATATGAAGTATTTTCATAAGCCTTTCTCATATATTCAATAGTAAAGTAATAATGTGGATATTCTGAATACTTTATTCCAATATCTGCTTTTGCTGGATCTTCTAAATCTCTTACAAATACTGTCATTAAGTCGGAGTAACGTCCTTCTACTTCGCGACCTTTCCAAATCTTCTTATTATACATAACTTATTATAATGAATTTTTTCAAATTATCCAAAACTAAAAAACTTATTCATATTATTATTTTCTGGAAGTTTATCCCATCCTAATGCTGCATAAAAATCATCCAGCTTACCTCGAAGTTCTCTGTCAAATATTTTATTCCTATCAATATATGTTTCGACAAATTGAATTATTTCAGTTGGGTCTTCATATCCTCTCAATGCCATTGTATCGAATCCGTACGGATTATCTTTGAGATATGCCCATTTTACTTTTTCTCCATCAATTAATTTTGCATATGTTTTAGTACCAGATTGTTCAACTAAATCATTGTAATTGATTGCTGCTTTAACATGAGCTGGCGTACCTGACATATAACCACTAAATGCTTCTCTGCCTTTTGTATATTTTGTAATGTTCTTAACACCAGAATTTTTCATTACATTAAGTACTTGTGAATCTTTAATTTTATTTTTAAAGTTCATTACAAGATCCGTAGTTTGCTGTTTATTCTTTTCCTTAAGTATAAACCACAAAGTTTCCTTCATAATCTTTTTAAAATCTTCTGGGAATGATGAACGAATTACATCCAAACCTTTAATATCCATTTTATCAGTCGGCTTACCTTCTTTGAATATCACCCATTGTGCGTATCTCTTCTTAGCAATCCAAAGACCAGACTTTGCAACATATTCTTGTTTAATCTGAAATCTATGTGTACTTACATTATGCAATCGTTCTGCATATACATCATACATATTATTAACATGTTTTTGAACCTCAGAAGCAATTTCATTAGTTTTTTCAATCATAAACTTTTCATCTGTTTCATCAAAGCCAGGATAACGTTTTGTGATGATTGGTAAACTTGATACAAAGGTTGAATCCGTATCAGTATAGAATGAAAATTCTGCTTTCTGACCGTTTTCATTAAGAAAGTGATCTAATCCTGTTTCTCGCTCATAGTATTTGTTAATTACTTTTGCTGAAAATTTAATAATAGATTGACCCGTTGCTGTAATTGCACCTGCATTATCTAAGTCGTGAAAGCGAAAAGTCTTTAATCCTAATACACCGTAAAATGAATTAAGTAAAACTTTTTGTGTTAATTGTAATGCATCATAGAATTTATAATCTTCTGAACCGACTTCGTATGTATCTCGTTTGTTCTTATAAGTAACACGTTCATCAAACCATTTTGCTAGAATCTTTGGTAAGAAACCTTCTTTCTTAGTTTCATATGTTGCGCCATTACTTGCAACAGAATATTTATTTTCAAGTAACCACGCTTTAACATCATCTATCTCAACAGTATCATGACCGATAGTTACTGACTTTGAGATATAGTTATTTGACAATAAATCTTCTTCATTAAAATCATGAATTACACCAACCTTTGTTTCTGGTGATATATTCAATGTCATAATAATTGAAGGATAAAGTGATGTTAAATCTAAGTCATAAATCCATTTATACAGGCCAGGAACCGGAGGCATAACATATGCTCCTGCTAATGCATCAGCTGTCGTTTCTTCTTCAATAAATTTAAATTGTTTGTTCGGAGCAACTACACCATTTCTTTTTAAGTCTACAATAGCAGCACCATCCAAGTATCTAGATGCATAATATACATCTTCATATGGAACATGACCTTTATGACATATTGTTCTTGCTAAGTTAATTAACTGAAGTTTTTCATCTAATTCATATACAAGATCAACATCGACCATGTTGTATTCAATAAACTTTGCAATATCCGTTTCAAACAAATCATTAAGGTTGCCATCATATTCAATCTTACCTCTTCCTACTTCTGTTTTTGCAACCGTGTCTAATCGATAATTAGGGAGTTCGGTATATGTAAAGTTTTTATATAATGGTAAATAATCTAAACTTGATATGCCGGCAATTCTATATTTGCTACGATGCTTTAACCACTCAACAATACCGCAAGGTGAAAGTTTCTTAACAGCACCCATGCCCATTATTCGTTTAATTCGATTAACAAGATATGGAATATCAAACCCATCTGTATTCCATCCTGTGATTACTGTAGGTTGTATTTCTGCAAAACGATTAATAAAGTATGTTAACATATCTCGTTCATCACGAAATACACGAACTGAATATTTAGTATCGATATTTTTCAATCGACCTTTAATATCTAAAACTAATACTTCTCTATCGCCCGTGACTTTGTCTAAATATGCAATAGATGTTATTGCACAATCAGCCTCATCTGTAGTAGGAAGTTTTTCTGAAATATCAACCTCAATATCAAAAAAGAAATCTCTATGACCTTTCGATGGAGTATCCGATTCATAATATAAATCAATCAACATACGCATTTCTGCGTTTAAATCAGACTCATATGAATTTGGGTTATCTTTATATACACCTGGTATTTTATCTAACCTTGTGCCATCCAGTGCTTTATATTGACCAGTTTTACTCGGAAGATACCCATATGGTTGAAATTTAAACTTTTGATAGCCTAATTCATCATCCCATAAATGAATCTGGTCTTCTTTGCCGTCATAGTGAATATTTTGATACATTATACTAATTCCTCTACTATTCCAATTACTTCACTTATTATAAGAACTAATGTTGCAACAACCAAATCAAATGGAATGAATGCATAACCAATAAGTCTTACGCCTGATTTTACAAATGAAATGATTCTATGCCAATATTG